CTGTTAACCGAATCTGACAGGTCTGCCAGATAGGTATCGGTGATGCGCTGGCGCAGGGTCAGATTTTCCAGCGGCGGGACAGGGGTGTAGTCGTAATCGATATACAGTTTCCCCGCTTTCAGGGTGGATGCATCGTTCGACTCAGGGTCATACCAGCAGGAGCCGTCGACGATATAGCCGTTGGTTTTCAGCTCGCGGAACTTGGCATTAATACCGGAAACGATGTCGCGGATAAGCGTTGGCGTGATGGGTTTATCCATCGCCCACGCGTGCGCTTCCGCCATGGTATCGGCCAGCACCTGCGCGGTACGGGTGTAGTTTTCAAAGACGAATAACGGATCGTCTGAGCAGGTACGGTTACCCCAGAATTTGAAGCCGTCGTTGCGAATCAGCGTGGTGACGCCCGCCTGGTTAAGCAGGTTCGCATCGGTAGCCTGTTCCTGCAGATCCCAGGAGACAGAAGCGCTTACGCCCGTGACGCCGTTGACGCCAACGTTTGACAGGGTTTTATGCCAGCCGATGGTCTGGTCGATTTTGGCGCGCAGGCCAAGCGCGCGAGCGGTTGCCCAGGCCGTCGTCGTTGCGTTCGTGGTGGTATCCCATGCCAGAAAATCAGGATGGATAACCATCAGCTCGCGCTGGCTGAAGTTTTTGCGGTAGTCGATCGCCTCAGAAATGGTTTTACATCCCCATGCGCTGACATAGCCGAACGCGCGCAGGCTCTGGCACATCGCGGCCAGCGCGGTTGCCACTTCCTGAGAATCCAGCCCCGGCACGCCGAGAATACGTGGCTTAACGCCGGTTACCGTTTTCGCGGTCAGAAGCGCCTTCAGGCCAGTATATTTGCCGTTTTCATCGGTGGTACCGATGATGTTGGAAACGGTCTGCTTGCGCGCCTCTTCCGGGGTTTCAGCTGTGCCTTCGGCCACGCGAACAACCACGACAACCGGTTTACACTGGTCAGCAATCGCCTGCAGAGAAGCGGACAGCGTCCCCGCCTTGCCGGCTTTCGCAATCGCAGTTTGCACGTTGGTAATGAGCACGGGCTCGTTTAAAGGAAATGTCTTGTCGTCAGCATCGCTGGCCGTACAGACCATACCGATGATTGCCGTCGAGACGGTGGAAATGGTGCGGGTGCCATCGTTGATTTCGATAACTTCCACGCCGTGGTGATAGTCGCCCATCCGGTTAACTCCTTCGTTTAGTGGTGAGGCTATTGTCTGTGGAGTGCGTGATTGATGCGACGTATTGGGGTTGGGGAAAGGATTACACAACAAACGAAAAACCCTCCGGATGGAGGGTTTGGGGTCAGGCTGGGCGTTCGGGCCACTCGATAGCTGGGGCAGTACTGAGATCCAGCCGGTTTAGCATCACCCGATAGCGCTTCCAGAGTAACAGCGAGGCAGCTTCCTCATCTGTTACAATGCCAAGATCGGAGGCATCCTGGAGTGGGGCAATAATATCTGAAGTTTCGGCAAGTAATTCACTTCTTCTGGTTTCCGCCTGTTGAATCAATTCCTCACGACTCAACTGGCGTGGAATAATTTCAGTGCCATTCCACATCCACTCGCCGTATATATTAAGACCTTCAGGCACGTCTGTTAGGTCAACTTCTGAAACTGACATACCCAGCGGAAAAAGCCGATCTACCTGTTCGCTAAAAGAACGAATGACATTATTTTTGTCGTAGCATATTTTCAAACTATCGGGCTGAAAGCGGGACATATGATAATACCAATCCAGCCCTTCTTCTGACTGAAGGAAAATTGCGTTAAACATAAAGTCTTTATATTCTGGTTCATATTGAACGAAATTTTTAAGTGTAATCATGCTGTATGACCTACAGTAATCCATCCGATATTAGACAGGTACTTCTGAATTGGGCGGTAGAAAATCGTATCGCCGCCTGGGTTATCGCCTTCAAAGTTATAGCCTGTCATGGCACATCCTGGAGGCACACGCTGCCAGGCATTTCTTACTATCGTGAATGCCCCCTCAGCCCCCATAGCAACATCACGGACAAAGTATTGCAGTGTCCAGTCCTGTCGTGCATAAGGGCTTAAATCTTGTTGTGGGGGTGGGTTATTTGATGAATAAACTCGAACCGCTCCGCCTGATTCAAATACTCCTTGTCCTGAGTAGATATTTCCACTACTCGCAATCGCTCCATCTGGAGCAACTGTTGCCAGAAGACGATTGTTGAGCCATATAGCAAATCCAGTAGCATCGGTGCCCCCCCCCCTCGTCAGGCCGATAGCCATCGAATTATCGTACCATTCGAATATAGCGCCAGAAACAATCCCGCCGGGTCCTCCTGGCTGAGCGCTAATAAGCACTGAAGAGTTCCTTTCAGTAGGTACCGTTCCTACCCTGCCAAATCTGAAGGTACCGTTATAATCTCCGCCAAAGGCTGATACCGCATTAACATCGACAGCATTGGGCTTATTACCGGTATGATAAATCGTCTGCCAACCTCCCCACGTACTATTATCACCATTAAGCGCACGGAATTTAAGCTGTTTCCCACCATCGCTATAAGATGCAGCGTATTGAACCCGGTAACCACCCAGCCCGCCGACATCAAGAATCGTCGCCTCATAACCTGGCGAATTGGTTGCATTCGAATAACAAAAACTCACCGAGTTGGGCGGCAGAGCATCGGCATTTGAAAGTCCCGTACCGGCTCTTGCAGATACAGATCTGATAGCTACTGCACCACCATTAACCAGCAGCCGACCAGGAGTTATATCGTCAGGCGCCTCCTGGGCATTTTTGGTCGCAGCGGTACCCTGGCTATTCCTGAGTTTAATGAGGTCATCACTAACCGTTTTCACAGCCTTGGGTGTCGCAGCAAGGGCCTCAGACGCACTATCGGTCGCACTGCTAAGCTGAACAATCCCCTTTTGTCCGGTAGTCGCATCCTGAGCCGTATACTTACCACGGGCAAGGTCGTAGGCAGCCTTAACCGCTTTCGGCGTTGCGGCCAGCGCTTCAGACACACTATCAATCGCACTACTGAGCTGCGTAAACCCTTTAGCCGTTAGCGTGGCATCGGGATGACGGCGAGACTGCTCATGCTCTTCAAGCTTCTCATCAACGTACTCCTGGGTCGCCATTACCGTAGACGTATCTATCGAGAGCTCGACCGAGGCGATATCACTGACCATGATCACCATTCTCACGGTCTGTGCACGACCCGATCCCTCCTCCAGCAATGGTTTGTAACTTTCCGCCATGTTGCCGACGGCAATCAGCGTACCGGTGTCATCGTAAAGCCCCATCTCACGCATCCAGAACCCCCCCGCTTCGGGAGGAATGAGAAGCTCCGCGATCACATAGTTAAGCTTTTTATTATCCTGGCTAATTTTATTCAGCCCATGGCGCCAGACTTCATTAACCAGCTTCGTCTGGCCGGCATCAGGAACCGGCAATGTGCCGCCACCGTCACCCACGGCCATCGCCGTAAAATTGACTTTCTTGCCGTTCGGGACGGTCGCGGCAGCCAGTTTTTCGGCACCGGCTTTGGTGATAACCGTTTTATATTTCACTGTCATAGTGCTCTCACTTATCCGGGATAAACCGTGATGATGTCGCCGTCATAGCTCAGGGCACCGGTATACAGATAACCCGGAATGTCCTGGATGATATTCAGGCCAATAAGGTGGCGGCTGGCAGGCTTTGCATCAGCAATAAGCCTCTCCATTTCGTAATACATTTCCTCGGTGATGCCCGTGTCCAGTACGCCGATATCAAGGCGGAAGGTGCCGGGCGGATCGTTGGTTTGCCACCACTCGGTAACATTAATCAGATAGCCAAGCGGCTCCACCACGCGACGTACAGCGCCTATCGTTCCCTTGTGGGCATGAATAAACCACGCGGCGCGGATCACCTCCCGCTTGGTGGCCTCCGGCCAGTTCTCATCCCAGCGGTCAACCGAAAACGCCCACGCCAGCCAGGGCAGCAGATTCGCCGGACAGGTGTCCGCATTCCAGAGATGGCGCAGCGGAACCGGCGTATTTTCGATGTCCGCACAGGCGCGCGCCGCGGCGACCTCAAGCGCCGATGAGCCAACCGGTAAAAGGCGGACATTACTCATCGTTTCCCCCCACGGTTACGCTGTAGTGGCTGCACCATGAGGCCTGAGTTTCATCAAGCACGATGTCCGCCGCGGGTGCGGTCAGCTCCACCCTTTGCACCCCTTCAACGTGAAGGGCAGCGTAAATGGCCGACTTGCGGATATCGCGTCCAAGCCGATGCTGCGCCGTGATATAGGCCTGTAGACGGGCCCTTGCCGCGCTAAGCACGGGTTCACTTTCAGGGCCGGGGAAGAGAAATAGCGAGGCGGCTATGCTGTAGTCGACAATATTGGCCGACTGGACGGTGACGCGGTCGGCGACGGGCCTGACGTCCTCATCGTTCAGCGCATTGCGAACAACGGCGAGCAGTTCCTCAGAGGCCATGCCGTTATTCTCCCGAGAAAGGACTGAGATCGTGACGTTCGCCGGCTGTGGGCTGATTACGGAGATGTCCGCCACACGGCCATCTGCACTCCGACCATGAAACTGATACGCGCCCGTCGAACCGGCCACGCTAAGCCCCTCCGGCGCCTGCTGGATGCGCAAACGAAAATCGGTATCGAACTCCATCACGGCCGGAGTGGGCGGGAACGTGGCGTCATCGGCAGGGGTAATGACCAGACGCGCAAGGTTAGCGTTTGCCCCAATCTGGTCCAGATCGCTGCCTGCGGCATAGGCCAACATAACTGCACGCGCAGCCTCATTAACCCGCTGGCGCCAGATGACTTCCCGGTAGGCATTCTCCTGCAGCAGCTTCACAATCGGCTCGGATTCCAGCGTCAGCGTCCGTGCAATCGCTTCTCGCTCCTCTTCCGGATAGAGGGAGACAAAGGTGGCCTTTCGTTCTGCCAACAGCGTTTCATAATCCACCTCCTCCACGACATCAGGCGCGGCGAGCTGGCTCAGATCAACAATAGCCATAGCG